CAAATTTAGAGGCCTTAGTTGAATCATATCCGAATTTTGCATTTGTAGCATCGGACATATCAATCTCAATACCTGAGATGGCCGCATCGGCCAAGGCTTGAGTTCCGCCTTCATTGAGAAGTATAGAGCTATCCTCGATCTCGACCACTCCCCCAAACTCCACATTGGCAGCGACTAGGTTTGTCACATTGATATTCGTGGCGTTAAGAGTTGGGATTGTTACATCCTCTTCAATTGTGATTTGATCCGTGAAAGTGTTTTCGCCTAACTTTTTATTTCGGATAACAACTTTTGAGCCTTGGGCTAAAGTTGTGTGATCCTCTCTCGCACTTACTTCGATGTTTGCGGCCGGAGCTGATCCTCCCGCCTCGTCGGTCGAGTTAAACTCAACCAATCCTACCATATCGTTATTGACCACTTGGCCAACTCCAGTGATGCGTTTTTTCTTCATCGTGATCTTTGACCCGACTGCATCATCTGTCTCTTTCTCAAGCCTAAACCCACTCCCTTTCACATGAAGGGTTTCAGTAGGGGTAATGACCCCAATACCTACTTTCGCGTCAATCACTCTCATTACCTCGATAACCGAAGAAGAGTTGAGTGTGCTGGCCTCGAAAGTTAAATAAGATCCTTTATTTAAAGCAGTTACATCGTTTTGACTGAAAGCCCTAATTCTTGCTTGGAGTGTTGTCACTCCATTATCTTGTGTCCCATAAAATTGAAGCTCTCCGACTGTATCTCCAGTTAATGTTTGGCCATTCGTTGCCAATCTTTTCTTGAGGAGACGAAGGATTGGCCCAACACTATCCGCACTAATTCTGGCAATTTCGAATAAGCTGTCCGCTGAAGCTAGTGAAGCGACTCCGGTATTTTTATTGAGAGTGAAGACGGTAATATCTTGAACTCCATCATAGATTTTAAATCTCCAGAAGCCCGTTAGGTCATCTGTAGTATCGATCCAGTACCCTCCTGGCTCTAATTGAGAGGGCCTACTTGTCCCTGAGAAGCCTGAGACCACTGCATCTTTAAAATCGTTTAAGATTGTAGCAAGCTGGTTCCCCGAAGTGGTACTCGGTATGATTGTGTCGAAAATTCCCTGAGACATATTTTCTCCTTAAATAGCGGAAGCTGCCTTACGTCCGTATCCCTTGACAGAGATATCAGCTTGGCGCTCCACTGAGGTGTTAGTTTCATCGTAAAAAGTAATTTTGAATCCGTTAAGAGTTTTATCAGTTATTTTATAATAGTCTCCCTGCTCAGCGTCATCTTGAGTGATCTGGATATTCGGGGAGTTTCCTGGACCTTTGAAGGCCGGAGAGTAAGTGATAGTAATTCCATCTACTGGGACTACCACATTGTTGTAAGACTCTAGTCGGTCTGGCATATCGGCCTTGATCATCCCTTCAAATACTCGAGGTGTAACACTTGGCTTATTGCTGAGGAGTCTTAGACGGAATTGGAAGATCCTGCCTGTGGCGTCTCCGATAGTAAACTTCTTCCACTCTTTCCAGTTATCTTGGACACCTTCACTTATTGGATCTACGTCACTTAGACTTGTCCACTCAGACATGACGTTAAAGCTATCTGTGGCGCGGTAATAAGTCTCTACATCCCAATCCGACTCTCCTGCATTACTCATGGCCAAAAGGCTCGAGAGGTCTGGCCAGTTTGACATGAGATCCCCGACGGTGAATCCTTCAGCTTCAATTTGAGATTGAAGTCTCACTGTATAAATATCCCCAAGGTCAAGAAAGTTTTTATAGTAGTAGAATCCTTCTTCAAAATATTCATTTGATTCAACCCCGCCCGCTATTTTTTTCTTAAGCATAAGGGAAGACCCATCATTAATCACCGCTACTTTCTCACCCTCAAGGAGTGGGAAATCATTTGTCTCCTCAATAACATTAAGGTCGAAAAGATTAGGGATTGAAGTAATCGCAATAGCTGGGAGTAAAGATTGATTTCTATTAAAGTCTACAGCCTTAATAAAGTAGGTCCCGACTCGTCCCTGAGTGGAAGCTACTGTGGTGTTTCTATCTGCTCTTAAAAGAGGGATAGAGGCTTCCCACGAGGCACCTTCGACTCTAGGGCTGTATCGGATAAGGTACTCTAAAGTGTCTGGGTCCGGTATCGAGGTCCACTCAAAAGAGATAACTTCATTTGTAATGTTAATAAATAAAGATTCTACATCTGAAGGAGCTGTAATCTTTCTCAGAGGTGTGGCCTCTACAAAAGGAGCTTCTGCGAGGTTAATCTTTTTCCCCGTTGCACTTACGGCAAGCACTTTAAACTTATGAGGGATATTAAGATTGGCCGGGTCAACAATGTATTCATAGAGAGTCTCTTTTGTGAAATCTACTAGGTTGTAACCCTTACCGCTATCTACATAAATCTCAAAAATATCATAAGCCGATCCCGCTGGGATCTCCCAATCTATCCCTATGTAATACTGATATCCTGCTCCAACTACTCTCCAAGTATTAGTTACGACAACTAAGTCTTGGATTGCCGGAGGTGCGGCCAACTGACTATCTAAGTTTTGAGAAAGTTGAGGGTCGTAAGTTCCAGGGAGCATTGTATCTGACTCATAGTCGTAAATGAGATCTGCTTTCTCAACTAGAATCAAAGATGCGGTTAGGTCTCCATTCGGAGTAATCGATTTAACAAGGCAATCAATAACTATTTTACCCACTTCACCTATTACAATAAGATCTCCAACCGCTGGGATGTCTCCCGCGAGTTGGAAAGTGGTTGAGTTGATAACAGTTAACGTGCTCGTCTTAATCCCGCTCACGCCTCGATAAACGTAGCCATAAGAGAGTGACCCTATCGTATCAATAGCGTCATCAATTGTGATCGTTGTCCCTATAACTGTTTTTACTCGAGCTGGGCTTCCTCCTACTCTCATTACGTCTTGGCTTAGTTGTACGAAATCCCCTCTAGTACAGACGAGATTTTCCATATCGACGTTGATCGAAATATTCTCTCTTCTAAGTTTTGCTTGGGCCATCATATAGCGACCGAATCTCCAAGCTTGAGCGTAGTTAGTACAAGCAAAAGTATTTAGCTCATCAAACTCTGTGGCATTATTAACATCAAATCCGTTATCGTAAACAACTGCTTCTCCAACTTCCCACTTAAGTCCTGGGTCTACGTATTGGACTTTAAGAGCGTGAGGTGGCTCGTTATAAATTCTCGAAGAAGAGAATCCCCAACTATTTCTTGGAGTGAAAACTTGAACGGGAACTGTTTTCTTTACATCAAGAAGAACTCCATATTTACCGTCAACGATATTTAAGGACGCTTGGCACGCGCCTGATACTGAAGAGAGGATTCCTTGAAGTCCCGTATCAAAATCCAATACAAAATTGCTCTCATATCTTGGAGTGTCGTACTGATACTCCTCTTTATAAGGTGGGATCTCAGCGCAAAAGTTTGCCCACTCCACTAACGACTCTACGTTTAATCGGCTCTTATCAATGGCCTTAGGGTTAACTTCTCCTGTTAAAAGGTCTGCAAAGACCCAAGCCGGATTATTACTGACTTGTTTCTCCCAAGTCTCAGTTTCAGGATTCCATACATCTAAAACGGAAGAAGCAATAGCTGATAGGTTTTGGATCGCTCCGTTAAGTTGATTTGTGGCCCTAATTCTTACCTCTATGAATACGTGTCGTTTCTCAGTGAGGATAGGTTTACGGTCGAATCTTGTAGAGATTGAGACTAAAGAGAGTCTGTCTTGGATTTGATAATTACTCGCAGAGAATGAGGTGACTCGAGTCACTCTCACCTTATAGGCTGCAATCTCTTTAGGTTTAAATTTATAAGTGGCATAGATTTGGGTTGTGGTTCGCCCTGCAATCCTACCGGCCCCTAAAGTGAGTCTCTTCCTAGTGAAAGATCCGATAATTTCAGACTCAACGTTAGATTGAGCGAGCACTGAAATTGAGTCTAATGTAATCTCCCTAGGCTCACTCCATGCAAAAGTTCGGCTTGGGTATTGGATATTTAATTTAACTTGGTAAAGCACAATCGCCACTGGATTAGTTGTATCGGTCCTATAGTAGCTGTACTGAGTTAAAGTCGGGTGAGGGGTTATCTCTGTAACTCTTCCTAAGGGAGTCCCCCTGAAAGTTAGATAATCTCCTACAAGTAAATCTCCATTTCTTAAGAGATATTGTTGGTTTCCGACTGGATACCCAAATACCCAGATATATGCCCTACTGGATGGATTTTTACCTCCACCCGCATTACCTTCCAAAACGATTGGGTATAAACTTGGGTAGTCATAGCTGCTAGGATTTCCAAAAGCGTCGTTAAATGGGTTTTTATCCGGAGTTAGATCGTTGTCGAGTAAGATAGGGGCTGAGTTTACATAAGTCTCAACAAATACCTGATCAGTCCCTCCCGCGGCGGTAAAGTCTTTGACAAACTCTGGGTCGTTATATGCCTTCCAGTTATCCTCTCCCACTTTAGAAAACTCAATCTGGATATCAATATTTCGAGTGGAAGTTGTCCCGTCTGTGCCGTAAGCGATAAGCCCTGCGGGGCAGACGAAATCTAGTGAGATCTCTTGATCATTTCCTTGAACGTTGGAAGATGCGTTTCTCACCGCTTGGTAGTCATCTAATGGCCCACCCGCAGATTGATTTTTATCGAGGGCCACGCTTGTGCCGTCTCGCTCTACATCTCCCTTATAGAATAAAAGATCTGAATAAAGAACTTCATCCCAAGGCCCTTCATTTACTGCCGGTTTATTGAAATCTACTAGTCGATATTGAGCGTCTGCATAGTCATCAATAAAAGTGTCTCCGATTTTTATGTCGGAAATAGCCGCTGGCCCAAATCCGAAATCATAGACCCCGTAAAAGTATTGGACTAGCTCCCCCGTCCCTGGGTCGGCTTCAATCTCTGTGTAAGGATTGGCCGCTACGATCGGAAATATTCTGTGAATACCGTAAACTTTTGGGACTTTACCTAATTTCTTAGCTGCGTTTGATTGACCTGTAATCGAGTACATCTGTGAGCTCTCATAGCTCGATCCAGTGCCAATTGAACCTAACCCCGTATCAGGAGGCGGGATGATGGCGTTTAGAAGAAGTGTGGTTCCGATGACCGCTCCGGCCGTGTAGAGAGCTGAAGCTACCGCTCCCCCGACTCCAGGGTTGGCCGTAGCCGCTGAAACGACAATTGCCACGACTGCCACTGCGATAATTTTAAAAAGCTGGGCACCTTCTCCTCGGGCCAGTTTTGGAGTGACTAGGATTGAATCTTTCTCACGAATGATTACATACTTCCAATACTCTTTTTCAACTGGGAAGCCATTAACTACGACGTGGAAAAAATCCTCATATCTCTCAGGCTCAGCATAACCTTGAGTCACCAGTACTCTTCGAACCAGTTCGTCGGCTTTCTCCCTCGCTACATACGGGATATCTACGGAAGTTTCTGAGAAAGGAATTCTTCTAAATTTAATCATGTTTCACCCTATAAAATCCTACGATTAACTTCTCCCATCTGATTAAGCGATCTATAACGCATCCTGAGTGAGAAGTGGTATGGAGCATCTGTCCGTTACCTAAGTAAATCCCGATATGACATTCAATCCCATAGAGCTTTATTAAAATTAAATCTCCGTACTGCCTGTCCTCAACTTTCTTAAAGTCCTTCATGCAAGAGTAAATCATATCTCTTGCATTGTCTCTAGTCTCAGGGATCTCACTGTAGTACTCGAGTAATTTTATATTTAATTCAATCTGGTAGAAATCTACTGCGACCCCCCAGCAATCTCTTTTCTCGTAGGGAGTTCCTATGAGCTTAGAATAGGCCGGGGTAGAGTTGGGGTGTGTAAGACTCACTTGTTAGCTCCGTGTCTAAAAACCCATCCATAGAAAGCATGGCCATAATTTTTTGTTTATCGTAAGTGATATTTGTCATAGTTAAATTCTCGAGGGCAATTTGGACTGAATCTAATTCAGAGGCCAAGATCATTTCAAGCTTCACCTCAATCGGAGTCGTAATAGATCTAAGCTCCTCAATTAATTCTAAAGAAGCATTGTCGAACTCAATATTAACTGCTCGTGCTGTCTCTCCATCATCTACCGGAAGGCGGATTCTCATGGGGAAAGCTTGGTACTCGATCCCTCGACTTGTGAGGTTTACTGTATTATCGACGAGATAAATTGGAGAAAAACTAGGGTGACTTAATGTGACAAACATTAAAAAAGGATCTGAGCTATTTTGTCCGTAAAACTCCGATAGGAGTTTATTTGAAATATTGTTACTCACCTCCGAAGTACTCCTCTAGTCCAAAGGATACGATGAAATTCCCTCCACCAATTGATCGATAGTTAGGTCTTCCACTGAAGACAAATTGAGTTGGCTCTCCTGTTATTGGATGATTAAACTCGAACGGAAGTATCCCAGCATTTAATGTCACTCGATAAAAATTCTTGAAAATAGTGTACTGACTTACTGTGAGGTAAATCGAAGCTGTGTAAGTATCAATACCTTGGGTATTTCTTCTTCTTCTCTTCTTGGGGCCTACATCCATCTCCGTCTCGACAATGGTGTTCCCTTCTTCAAACCCGAATCCATCTTCACTGAATAATTGCTGTAGAGTTGAAGGCCATGGTTGAGCCATATTATCCCTTCCTTCTCAGGTTATAGACATTTCTCATAGTGGCATCAAAAGCTCCCTGAGCAAACCCTTCTTTAACTTTATTTTGGATATAGATATCCAAGACTCTAGTTCCATCTGAGTTAGTGCTTTCTTCTTGCTGAATCTCAGCTCCTTGATCGGCATGGACGTTTACGATCACCGAAGTGCCTCCGCCTCCACTAGCCGCTTTAACCCCAAGCTCACCTTGACTATTCCTAGTAAGAGGGAGAATAGCTTCAGGTCCTTTCTCTCCCATAACTCCACTCTGGCCTTGGCCGTATGTGAATGGGGTATATCCGCTTACCACTCCGCCCTTAGCGAAGAAGTTGGCCCTATTCCCGTCGAAAGCTGCACCCTTGGCCGCAAAGTTAGAAGACTGAGGACCGGTGTAATTAACTGCGGCTGTACCCGCAGCTCCTCCCGCCCCAGAGAGACCGCCTAAGATCCCTTGAGCGAGTGGTCTAATAATCAAAGAGCGAATAATAATCCTGTTTAAATCTTCAAGGACTGCGGTCGCAAAATCCTTGAAAGAGGCTTTACCTGTGGTCACAAACTGAGTCAGAGAATTTTCGAGATTTCCGAAAGTGTTGGTGATCCCGTTGGCAATGTTTTGAGAGAGAGTTCCGGCCGAAGTGATATAATTGCTCACTCCAGTAAATAAAGCTGACCCAGGTTGAAATTTCTCACTAGTCTCTGTGATGGCCTTATTGTATTCGAAGATATCAATCGCTCCCGACTTAAACTTATCGTTGAGCTCTTCGAGTTTTAAATTATTTACGAGATCGTTATACTGCTCGAGAGATAGGAGACCTTCGCTCAATTGACGGTTGAATTCAGTAAGGCTTAAGTTTCTAAGTTCTTTATTTACTTCGAAAACTTGGTTCCTAAGTCTTTCACTTTCTTTTAGATACTCAACAATTGTGATTCTTCCGCGACTGAATTTAGCCTCTAGTTGATCAACACTTAACTGATTAAGCGCAGTCTGAAATTCTTCAGCTCCAATCTTTCCAAATTCAAATAATCTTTGAAGATTTTCTCTCTGAAGTTTATCAATCTGTTCCGCTAGTGGAATCGGTCCTTTCTTTTTGAAAAGCTCCGTTGTAAGTTCAATAATTCTCTGATTATATTTTTCGACTCCAATATTTCCGTTATTAAATGATTCATTTAGTTCTTTGATTTGGGTACTTACATTCTTTACCGTGGCCCCAGTGTTCTTTACACTATCTAGTGACTTTCTAAATTGATTTAATTTTTTCTCAAAATCATCCAGTGCCGGATTCTCGAAAGCAGCATTTCCTTTAGCGATTTGTTGAGAAGCTTTCTCGATCTCTGCAATATCCCTAACTGCATTATCTTTAAGGGCCTGAGTCGCTGCGATCCCTTTATTTGTGAAATCGGTAAGGAAGTCTCCTTTACCTAAAGACACGACTAGAGATAAGCCTTTAGCTACTTGGAATAGAGTTTGAGAGAGATCGGCAAAGGTAAAGATTAAACCTTGTCTGGCCTTCAATACCAAAGAGACAAACTTATCTGTCTCAAAGAAAGCAAAAGAAGCCGCAGTCGCAATACCGGCAAAGAGTAGAGTCGCTGGGTTAGCCGCTGCAAAAGCGATAATTGCTACTCTGAGTTTGTTAAACCCTGAGATAAGATTAGGTAGGGTTGTGGCGGCTAACCCTACTGCCACCGCACTGAAAGCTCCCAAATTATTTGTCAAACCTTGGATGGCCTTATCGAATTGTCCGCTAAGGTTTAGCTGCTTATTTAATTCTCCGAGGGCCACTGTGAACTTATTGACCCCTCTGTCTGTGGCTTCTTGAAAAGTGATCCCTAGATTCTGGACATCTGTATTAATCTTCTCAGATCCATTAGCTAAAGCTTTTAAAAATACATCACTGGTAATTTTACCGGCTTCTGCGAGCTTTAAAAGATTTCCTCGAGTAGACCCTAATTGCTTGGAAAGAAGTCCCCCGATAACGGCATTGGACTCGAGTACAGACCTTAATTCTTGACCTCTTAGAGTTCCCGATGCCAGACCTTGAGAAAGCTGAATCGTGGCCGCAGTAGCTTCCGCTGCGGTAGATCCTGAAAGCCTAAATGAGTTTTGGAGCTGCTCGGTAATAAATAATAAATCTCTGCTCTTTAAATCCGACTCATCTAGTGAAAGTGCTAGACGAGAATAAATCGTCGCGACACCTTGGATAGATGACCGAGTATTATCTGCTACCTGAGCCAAACCTTGAAGCGTCTGAGTAGCTTTTATTTGTGAGCCCTCGAACACTGTGATTCTGTCCGAGAGCTTCTGATAAGTATCTGATAGATTGGTGAGTTCTTTAAACCCGATGCCCGCAAAATTTAATCCCTGGATAGCAAGGAAAGCTCGTCTGAATCCATCCACGGCCGTAGTGGTTTCTTTGATAGACTTATTGACGGTATTGAACCCGCGTGACAACTCCTTAAGGGTCTTATCCCCTTGAGCGTCTACTCGGACAATAATCTCGCGAATCTGTCTTTCCTTGGCCACTAATTACCTTTCTTAACACCGCCACCATTTTTCAGTGTTAATAGTTTGAGATCTAAACTCCGCATCAATGCGTGAAACTCATAAAAGTTTTCCACTCCATAAATTTTAGAGTACTCGGCTATGGCCGTAAATGGAATAGGTGCCAAACCTTGAAAAGCTATTGGCCTACAAGTCCCCAACTCATCAAAAGCTTCTAAGTAATATTCAAAACCTGAGATATCTGGTTTCTTATCGGATTTTTTAAGGATGCCTTTTCTTTCAACTTCCTTATAAAAATCCTCTTTACCTTCCCACTTAACGGCCCACTCTATGAATTGGGTTAGATGTTTCCCACATCTTCTAAGAAGTTTTGGTAATTGCTTGCATAGCTCAATAGAGTGTTCACAAGATCGGGAATAGGTTGTAATACCTTCACCGCGTTATCAAATGTGAAAGGAATATCATTCCCATCTTCATCTTTTACGCCTTCCCAGTTAACGATAGCACACTCGATAAAAGCTTTAAGAGTGATAAGTTCGATCTCTTCGTCTGTTAAAACTCCGGCTTGAATTTTCTTGATATACGGTTGACGATGCTTAGCGTCGGCTTCTCTCAACTTCTGAGCATTGGCCCCACCTAGTCGCTTAATGAGAAATCGAACTCCAGGACTGATTTTAAACCAATTCCCTTGAGTCTCTGCGTCTTTGTCTGTTAAAAAATCTTTCGATAAATTCGTCTTCATAGTACCTCCAAGAAGTTAGATTCCCATCTTACGAGGATGAAGTTAGGTTAGTCAATAAGTAGGGCAGCGCCCTACTTATTGAATTTTGATTAGATTCGGTAGATGATAAAAGATTTCTCTCCGTTAGGTCCGACCTTGGCCGTTCCTTCCATGGCGAGAGTGATATCCTGGTTAGCTCCAGGAGCCGATGGATCTGGGAAACTAACTTGAACCGCTGGCATATAAAAGCCGTAAGCTCCGTCAATATTTCTAAGCATAAATCCGATCGCGAAAGGCTCTTGATTTAATTTCTTAGCTAGGATTCCCCAAGTCTCATCTGAAAGATATGCTCCAAGTGAAACTGTAACCGACGCTTGACCTTCAGATTGATCTTTAGGGCCAATTCTTCCGATACAAGTTTGTGGAGTCATATTGTTATTGAGATTTAGCTCAAGATTCTGAATACAGAAATCTACTGGCTCTAAATCTCCAAGAGCTGAAGTACTGATAAAAGGCATATCTACCGATCCGTTCATGACGTTGGTAGTTGTCGGAGGAGTCACTGTACGCCCATCTGTGATGAACTCTGCGGCTTCATCGGCTTCAAGTCTTTCAGTCCCAAGGAATCCGAAAGTACTAGTCACAACCGATCCGTAAGCTACGGCCAAGTTGAAAGTATTTACTAGCATCCCTTTGTAAATCAAAGCTTTCTCAGTAAGATCCAAGAAGGCTTTTTGAATCGAGAAAGATTTCTTAGTCGTTCCAATTTCAAGCTTATCCGCTCTCTTATAAGTAGTTCCCGTCGCCACTTCTGCGACAACTTCTCCCTCAGCTTCATTTGCGACAACTCGAATAATTAGAGCAGACTCAATTTCAAGAACTTGGAATTGAGTATTGTTTTCTGTATTAGTAAATCCTGCAAGAGTGATAATATCTCCTACCGATAAAGTAGCTGCCCAATCTCCACTTGCTCTTTCGATTGTGACAACTCTTTTCCCCATCACTGTAGCGATAGCAAGAGTTAAATCGACCGTTTGAATCGCTTGAACTTGCCAAGTGTTAAACATTGCCGACTCGATAAACTCCTCGAAAGCTGTATCTTTTGAAAGTTCATCGTTAATGTCTCCAGTAATTTCAAGACCCGTAATAACCTGTCCCGAACTTAATCTGTCTGATCTAATCTGGGCCGACTCAGTTGTGGTCGGAGTGCCTGAAAGGGATTCTCCAGTTAGTCGGGCAGTAAAGAAATCTCCTGTTACAGGTGTCTCTCCAAGTACTGTCTCGGCAATGGCCGTAATTTGGACTCTATTTGATGAACTCATATTTTCTCCTATGGTTACTTTTCTCTATTCTTTCAGTCTCCCTATAAGCGGTCAAGGGGAAGCTGTTATATCGTAGTCATAAGTGATTTGAATTAATGCTGCAATATAACCACCTTCAAAGTTTAAAGTCGCTCCTGCTCCAGTGGCGGGCGGGCTCACGGATCTGATCACCATATCTCCGAGTCTTTTACCTCGAAATTTTGACCTAATCGAGTCCGCTCTTGGAATTAAAGTTGTCTTTGGTCCGAGTCTGGCCATCTCCACTACATGAATCCAAATTGTTCCTGACTCTCGGTAGCATCCTTGAGTATTATTGGCAGAGATATCTACTGGGATCTCATCCCCGCCTAGAAATTGAATTCCAACCCATGGGTCTGACATGGACACATTATTATCTCGGAGCATATCTTCAAGATAATCATACTGCTCTGTCAGGTCTATCAAAGATTCCGAAGGAAACTCCACTGCCATATAATTTTTAATTAAATCGCGTACCGTTTGAGAGCTCATATATTCCTTAGTCCTGAAGGGGTGGCGTAGATAAGAATAGTCGGAAATAGATAAGACTTCCCTGCGCTCGCTCCACGTTTATATTGTGTTCCTGGACCCGTAATACCTAGAGAGTCCCCAGGAAGAAATTCGAATTTAATAAAAGCATTGGCTTGATATTTCCTAGCGATTGCTCTCTGGGCCAAAGCATAAGTTCCGTTTGGTACAAGGAACTGAGTCCCGCCTTTTCTCTTCTCATGTTTGTCAGCTTTTCGGTATCTTCTTGAGGATCTTCCAAGCCCTCCGACTCCTTTACTGATACCATATCTCTCGAGCTTTCTTGCGTAAGGCGAGGTGTTTACAAAGCGGATTCTATCCCGAGGCTCAAAATAAGCGATTGAATTAAGCCAAGTTGTAAACCCTTCTTCGGTGTTGGCTACTTGCTGCCCGTTGAAAGTTACAACGTTGCTTCTCTTATAATCTCCACTCAACTCTTTTGATCTGATCATGATTGAGTTATAAGCAAAAATTAGAATATCTTTTAAATCTTGTCTGGCCACAAATTGAATCTTACCTAGAGGCTTCACCTTGTTAATTGATTCACCTCTTTTATTGTCTACCACTACGACCGGACTTTTATCAAACCCTAAGGCTTGCTCCTCTTCCAAGGCGTCCACTGCCAAAGAGATTAATGCTCTTTTAGTGAAAGCAAAAAGACTTCCAAGATCGTCGAAATTGTAAGGATTCCCCTCTTTCATGGTGTAGGTTACTGAAGACTTCATGCGCTTCTTATCCTCCACCCTAGAATCGTTGACCCTAGTCCGAACATGGGCTCGACTTCTACGATAATGATTAATCCAAGAAGAGGATCTGTGATTCTATCTCCCCTTCTCAACACCTCAATCCCAGCTAGAGTGAGGGATGTAGTAGAGACCACAAACTCTCTGCCCGCGACCACTGTATCTTCAACCGCTGCTCCATTTCGAAAGTAGTTGGCCGGACTCACCATGATTTCGAGATCCTCAAAGCCATCAACTCCTGTCCGAGTGATCGTCATCGGTCTTTGCTTCATTCTTAAAGTGGCGTCGAAAGCTCCTTGAAGTGACATTATGGCACCACCGGGATATCTTCAACTTCAATCCATCTAAGCTTTTCTTCTTGGACGATAGCTCTATCCGATCGGTAAGAGTCTAAGACGTTTACGTAACTACCTAGAACCACTCCCATGGTAGTAGTTCTCTCATTATTTTGAAGAGTATAATCAAAATCGATTCCAATAGTTCCTGGGATGTTAATCCTTTGAACATCTTGACCGAAGTTAATATCTATTCCTGCTTTCTTTTTATTGTATCTCTCTTCCACGAGCGAGAAAATCACGTTCTTTACTGGGGCCGGAAGGACTTCAAACCCTGCATCGTAGACAACTTGAATCTCTGAGTCTGGACTGCACCAAGGGAAAGCGTTATAAGGCTTAAGCCTTTCAAGTCTACCAGAAGGTTTATGGAGTCTAACCTTGATAGTTTCTCGATCTTCTTCCACTTCATCTTCATCTCGATACACGATCTCAGCACTTACTAAATTGATCACTGGGTAAACATGGAGGGGGATATATTTCTCAAGTCTTTCAAAAAAATTATAATAAAAAGTTTCAGTGTATCTTTTTGGTGAGAAAGGTCTTCTACAATACTCCTCAATCGCAGCGGAAATTAGTTCAATCTGATTAGTTAGAAATACGTCATAAGTCGTATCGCCTGAATCAATGCCTAAATATTCTTTCATTTGCTCTAAAGTAATTAACATAAAACTCCTAAACTATCAGGGTGGCGTCTCCGCGCATAAAGATAATTTTACCCTCAGTTATTGATTGTCCTACTCTTAGTCTGACATGGCCACTAGTGATCGGAGGGGTTGGTATCAATCCTCCATCTACTTCATTGCTCAGATATAAGTCACCGATTAAGATTCCGGCAATTGATTCTTCCGTCTCTCCGAACACTCTGATATCGCAGAATTCCTCATAGACTCTCTCAACTATTCCGATCACGCAAGAGGTGGACAAAGATTTAGCTGAGGCCAATTTAGCTACCTTATTTTCTAATAAAACCGCAGCTCCTTTATATACCGAGCTATCTCTCAAAACCGCTTTTCTAAGCCCTACGCTAATCTGAGGTTGAGGGATAAAGTAAGATTCAGCTTGAGGGAGTTTCACGCTCGGAGTTTCAAGTCTCTGTCCATTACTTAGCTCGAACTCAAATCTTAAAGATCCCGCTCGAGATAATGCTTGGACTGACTCTATCTTTGGAGCATCTTTACCTCTAGGTCCTTGATCCCCAGTAAAGCCTCTAGGCCCTACAACTCCTGGTACTCCTCGAATCCCTCTTGGACCTTGCTCTCCCTTCTCTCCTCGGTCTCCTTGAGGACCCTTTAGTGAAGCAATCCAGTCAGATTCAGTGCCCTCAAATCCCGCTTCTTGAGCAAGATTAAAAGCTGATTTACCTTCCGGACCTCTACTCCCCTCTTTACCTCTTTGACCTCTGGCACCTTTGAGCTCTTGTTTCTGCTCAAAAGTTAGCGATTCAAATTTTAGTTTTAGGGAGTCAACTTCCGACTCGGTGAGATCACTAAATTTTAGCTTATAGTCGTCTCTGAGTCCTTCAACGATCGAGGTTAAAACGGCTTGAATTTCTTCTCGACTTTCATCAAATGAAAAATCTCTTCCGTCTTTACCGTCTCGACCTTTAGCTCCTTTGAGCCCGGCCACTTCCTCTTCGGATAAGTCACTAAATTTCAACTTGAGTGATTCTTTCATTTCATCCAAGATGGAATTTAATGTCGCATGAATTTGAGATTTATTTTCTTCAAAAGAGAAGTCTTTGCCGTCTTTTCCGTCTCGACCTTTAGCTCCTTTGAGCCCGGCCACTTCCTCTTCAGATAGGTCACTAAATTTCAATTTAAGTGAGTCTTTCATCTCATCTAAAATGGAATTCAATGTCGCATGAATTTGAGATTTATTTTCTTCAAATGAGAAGTCTTTCCCATCTCTACCGTCTCGACCTCTCTCACCTTTAAGAGCTAGTAATTGCTCTTCAGTAATAGAGACTTCGGTTGGAAGGTGAGATTTAACTATAGAGGTTATTTTATCTTCATGCTCCTCAAAGATAAAAGATTTTCCCTCTTTACCTTCAGGACCACGAGGTCCGCGATCTCCTACTTCTCCGCGAGGAATTTCAAGAGAGGACATGACCTTCTCAATTTCTTTCTGAATTAAGGCCAAAAAGACGATCTTATTCATCTCTTAACTCTTTAAGTAGTCAGTGGCGGCTCTTAGTAATTCTCTCTCCTCTGCATTTGTCTCTTCACTTGCGGGAGTTGGAGTTTCCTTGCCTTTTATCTGAGAGTCAATAACGTCATTTACTCTGTCAACCGGAGTTAGGTTATTAGTCGCAATGTAGAATTTATCTCCTTCCGGGTATGAAGGGAGTCCTTCTTTGGTTCTAATTTCGTTCGAAGTCATTGCTCCAGTTTGTTGCATTTTCTGGAAGTAAGTTCCTCGAGTTCCCATGTCTCCTCGATAGATAGCATAAAGGTCAAGCTCAGTTTTAGTCCCTCCCCACTGTCCATTGAGAAGTTTTACATCGGCTTCAGACTCCATATTTCTACACCAAGTATCCAGTGTGTCAGTCGCTACTTCAAGCTGGGCCTGTTCCATGTTCGAATATTTTGATGAGTCGGTATCGTAAAGTTTCTGTGGTGGAATACTTAAGAATCTTGCAATTTCTGTAACAGAAAATTTTCTTGATTCGAGAAATTGTAAAACATCTGGGGAATGAGAAATCGGAGAGTACTCTACTCCTTCCTCAAGAATAGCTGTCCCGCCTGTTCTCCTTCCTCCGTGCTGCTCTTTCCATGAACTTTTAAGTCTCGAGTAAGCCGAGTCTGAGAGAGTCCCTTTGTGCTTTAAAATACCGCTTGGAAGTCCTCCGTTAGAGTAAAGAGAGTTAGCAAATTTATCTGCACCGATAGAAATTCCTACCGTTTGGTGAGCAAATCCAATAATACTATGTCCCGAATTAGAGTCGGCCATGTGGAGATTGGGGAGATGATAAACATCTTTCGGGGCGAGATAGACAGTGTCTCCGTTAGCTCCGCCACAATTCACTCGGTAAACGAGATCCCCGTTAACCGTTCGAATGAGATCAACTTTATTTGGGTTGAGTGGCCAAAGAGCAACGGGATTTCCTAGAGCGTTTCTCTCAATCTCAAGATATCCGTTACCTTTGATTAGGGCACACTGTAGAAGCCAAAGTTTTAGCTTCATAGAATTAGTTTCAGGGTTTGGGGCCACGTTCAAAAGATACCGAACTCGACTATCTAGTTCTTTATTATCTTTATCTTTTACGGCCCATGGGATTTTAGAGAGCTGCCCTGAGAGATAAATCACCCCGCGATAGAAAGCCGAAGCTTCCATACAAGATGATTCATCCACTCGAGTTATATCTGAAGAATTCCCCCAATACCTTCTTGGCCAAGTGGGGTCATCTCGCTTGGCGCTGCCTAGATTAAATATTCGGGGGAACTTCATGAGTGCTCCTTAAAGACTTTTACTTTTAGCTTCTTTATCTTCACCTTTAACTTCATCTTTTTTATTAACTTTGTCGCCTTCTGTAACGGCCGAGGGAGTTAAATTAGAATCTGTTTTTAGTTCTTCCTTATTCTCGCTAGAAGAAGGCCCATTGGCAACGGGAGCTTCAACTTTAGGCTTCAATACCACTTCTTTAGGTCCTTCATTCTGAGGCTTGTTATAGCCTTCAGGGGAAGTCGATTTAGGTGCCTCTTGCCCCTTAGCATATAAGTGGGCCACTCCTCGTCGAATCCAACGATCCGCTGAAGTCTCACTTAGTTTTACGACCTTACCTACTGGGAATACTAGCTCTCCATCTACTCTACCTTCCGCTGTAAATTTGATTTGCTTTTCCATTGGGTTCTCCTTAAATGAAAAGAGGGCCAGTAGGCCCTCTCTTGGTGATAATGTGGTTTTGATTAGATCGATACATCGTAAGCTGGCTGGTATCTCATTTCATTTAAGAAATAAACCGAGTCAGCGGCTACATCTGCATTTACCGAGAGGTAGTTAAACCCTCCGTTTGTATCAAGTTGGCTAGACTCGATCTCGATATAGAAAAGTCCGGCACCTGAGATAGTGTAAACATTTTCTACCGCTCCAACCGCTGGCTTGAACTTTGTAAATACGGCCGCAGCATCAAGCTTCGTGTACGTATTGTTGTCTGTCTCAAGGGCCTTTGAAATACCCGCTGAAGCAGCATTGTGCTGAAGGATAGTGATTTCTGTAGCCGCGTTAGCGAGTACAAGAATCCCAATTCTATCACTTTGGCCAGCATTAACTCTGGCCCCAGTAGTTCCTGCAATTAAGCCTTTTTTAAGGCCCATGAATTCTACTACGTTCTTGTTCATAAAAATCTCCTGAAATTTTAAATTTTAAATCGTTTAATTTACTTTCTTTATGCAGCGAGGAGATTTCTCCCCTCGCTTTTGTTATTAAGCTCTGTCTGCAAGAGTAACAACACCTGAAACTTGGAAGTTACCAAATTCAGTTGTCGTAGGTTTCTTGAATAGCATTTGTCCTGCCACTCGCATTTGGAACTTGTAAGCCACTTCATCCGAGGCCCAGTAAACGTGTACCGAACTAGAAGACTTGATTGCATTTGTCTTCGTAGCTGTAACGTATGATTTAGGGTCCCAAAGGATGATATCTCCTCTGTCACCAAGAGCTTTCACTCCGGCCATCATTGGACGAATAGGTCTTCCAAAAAGAGTTCCGAAAGGAGCCGCTGCGGCCAAGCCACCAATCGCTGGTAAGTAAGCCGGAGATCCATCCGCATATTGAAGTTTACGAAGCTGCGGAAGTACCGCTAAGTTCACAAACCAAATTGAGCGAGCAAATCCAGATGGATTCATATGGCCAACCATGTTATTTACGTTTTCGAATACAATTGTATCCGCTAACTGAGAAGTTTCTTTTGGAACAATAACTCCTGCGGCTGCGTTAAGGATACCTTGAGGTTTCCCAACTCCGTCTCCAGAGATAATCGCTGAGTTAATCTTATAAACAAGGGCTTCTGGGGCCATCATATTTAGGTAGCTTTCAAGTGCCGGAGCATCTTCAAGAAGCTCTTCAGTCACTCGAACCGCTGCCGTAAGTTTATGAAGCTTAAGCGAATCAGATCCGAATGGTTGATCAGTCTCTAGGTGAGTTTTTCTTTCATGCTCCCAGAAAGCTTGAATTCCTGTTCCATCCCAAGGAGCCGACTCAACTGTCGGAAGGTGGATATTATTCGAGTTCGTGATAATTTGACGAGTAAGTGGAAGAAGTGAATCATCCCCTTGTACTTTTGTCTCAATCTCACGACGGAAATCTTCAGGTACTAAAATACCTCCGTCTTCTCCGTTTCTCTCCATAAGACCGGCTTTAACAAAGCGTGGATCTGTCTGGTTATCTGTCTTTTGCTTGCGAACCGCTTTGAAGAATTCCCCAGCGTGAGAGAATCCCGCTTTCGGATCTTTGCGGCTGTTATCATCGCCAACTTCAATACCAGCTCCCGCTCCTGTGTTAGCTGTCGGAGTAGCGGCCGGAGCCTTACGTCCTGTGCCAGCATTGGCCTTGGCAAGAATTTCTTCTTTTCTTTCAAGAGCAACAATTTGAGCACTTACGCTGTCAAATTCTTCAGCTAGTGCGTTGATTTGTGCTACATCTTCATCTGACTCTCCAAGACCTTCAAGGCTTGAATTGATTTCTGCTAGTCGCGCTCTGAGTTCTTTCAATGTTTTCATACTTTCTCCTAAAAAGTTTATGTTATAGAGAAAAATTCTAGCTGCGACTAATTTCGAGCTTGGAAATTTTCAATTTTAGCTTTTAGCTCTTCTTTTTTATTCTTCACCATGCGATTTGAAGCGTCAATAGTCGGCTTGCTACCTTTTTTAATCCATCCGGCTTTATCTAGGTAAGAGGCTGCCATATGGAGAGTCTCTGACTCATCCGTTTTATTGGTAGCAAATCCTAAATCTATTGCTTCTTCAGCGTTCATCCAAAAATCTTCTTGGAGTTTATTAGAAATATCTTGGCGAGTGAGTCCCGTCTTCTTGGCGTAGATTCCAACCATAGAATCTTCTAATTTCTGAAGGAGGTTTACTTGTCTCTCTAGTTCAAGATCGTTCCCCATAGCGAAAGTCCAAGGCTTGTGAATCATCATAAATGAACCGTCGCCCATATGGATCTCATCTCCGGCCATAGCGATAATTGAGGCAATCGAAGCCGCAAGGCCGTCAATGTAAACAATCTTTTTCGCTTTGTGTTGTTTTAATCTTTCGTAAATTGTATTCCCTTCGAATACTGAGCCACCTGGAGAGTTGATTCTGAGATGGATTTCCTTAACTGAGCTTGGAACTTTGGCCAACTCATCAGAAAATTTCTTGGCCGTAACTGCATCCTCATCCCAAAAGCTTGCTCCGATTGGACCATAGACTAATATTTCCACTTTATCAGTGGCTTTATTCTGGACCTCAAAGCGGGTCGTCTTTAAAGATTTTGAGTCAATCAATTTTGGCATAAAAGCTCCTATTCCTTAAACACTAAAGTATTTTGTCACTTATTGTAAATACTAAGATTCCTTTATCTTTCGTATCCGGTCTTCAAAGTTCTTTATTATCTTCTCAATATTGTCTAATTGGGTCTTAGTCATAGGTAAAGCCTTTTGACTCTCCAAGTTAGAGATTGATTTTCTTAGGCTTTCAATTTTCTTTTTCTTTTCATCGGCTGCCATAAGAATAGATTAGAGAGCCAACTGGGGAAAGTCTATCAAACTGTTCGAATCCCTCGAGTCTCATACACAGACTCATCTTTCTCTTGGAGCCATGGAGCGAATGACATAATGATCGCGATCACTTCATCAATCTTAGCTTTTTGATCAGGTTTTAAAGGTCGGACGTTTCCGGCCGAATCTGGTTTTACGACCACGTTCCCAAAACACCAGCGAGTGATAGGACTCCCATTCCAAACCACATTTCCTTTAAGAATTTCAGAATGAAGTTTTTTAGTTGGCTCAGAAAAGTTGGCAAGAGTTTGCCTCATCTCGACCATTTCCAATCTTTTCTTTTGGCACCCTTGAGAAAACTGAGTCGCATTAAATGGATCAAAGAGAGTCAGCTCAGTATTAAACTCTTTGGCTGTAGTGATATAGTCATCTTGGAAAATATCTAGGTCTACAACTTCCCCTTCCATAACTTTTAGAAAGCCGCCTTTCTCTCCCTGCTCATAGACTTCTCTTCTATGTTTCTCTTTGGCTTTCTCCGCAATATAAGATCGAGTAAAAATATAATACTTACCCTCAACTCTGAAGGTCCAAGCTTGGACACACAAATCGTCTACGGTTGCTAAATCCACTCCGCCAAAATTTCTCTTACCTTTAAAATTTTCCATTTTAAGATTGGGATCGATACAGGCATCTAATTTTGCCATATCAAAATATGAGCTTGCTTGGTCGAGCCAAACATTTAAGTTTTTTACTAAAAGCCCAGGAAGGTCTGCGACTTGTACTTTGGCCTTATCGAAGGCTGCTTTAAATGAAATTGGATCTACTGAAAAGCCGTAACTTGGGTTGGCCTTCCTCCAAGTGCTCTCAGAGAAATAATCGTCTCCATCATCAATCGTGTAAATGATTGCAAAAAAGGTATCGTCTTGAACTTCTCCCAGTGCCACCTTTTTTGCGTAATTTGATTGGGAGAATCCAGAGTTATCTTTATTAAATCCGGCCGTAGTGATGCAGAGGACGAGAGAGTCATTTCTCTTTCTCATACCGGAAGTCACTACATCATAAAGATCTCTTGGGATGGCATGAAGCTCATCCATCACGGCCAAAACATCTGTTAACCCGTCGAGAGATTTATCGTCCGAACTAAGAGCTCGAGCTATGGAATTAGAAGTATCGTGAAGGATTGTATGCTCCCTCACTTCCACTCCAGTGAGAGAGAGAAAGTCTTTAGACTTCTTGGCCATGTTTCTGGCACTATTTAAAACGATCTTAGCTTGATCCGTTTTCGAGGCAATACACGAGATTTCGTTACCTACTGGCTCATCAAGGGCCAAAAAATATAAAACCGATTGAGCTGCCATTGGCGACTTCCCCTGCCCCCTGGGGACCTCTACGTGGGCGATTCTAAATCTTCTCTCCCCCGTCCTCTTATCAATAAACCCCATAATATTTGCTTTCACAAATTTTTGCCATGGAAGGTATATAATCTGAGGAGGGCTCCA